TTCTTGATTCAGCAGTGTTAGGTTCTCAATTTTGGGTGCAAGTTTGGTGCGCACCATTTCACGGAATGCAGGTTGTGTACTACCTTCTGCTTGCCCACGACGGCAATGAATATCGGCAGTCAGCGTTTGTTTTTTGTTGTCCAGTATGCGGATGTTTTGTGCTAATTTATATTGTTGCAGGTGGTCTGCTACGCACCAACTCATTGCAGTCTTTTTACTGCTGAATGTGCTCACAAGATCGTCACTGTGATACACTGCAAATCCTGCAGACTCGGGACGCAGGTGATAGCGTCCAAATGCCACGTAGCCACCGTGTTCATCATCAATGATGAGTTCAGTGTACACACGTTTGAGCTCACGCTCGGCAAAGCGTTCTAGTTTTTGATCGCGGGTCATAGTGTCTTGATGTAGTGGGCCGTGAGCCATCCTACCACGGCCAACAATGTACCTATAATGCCTATTCCCCAGGCTATGAGTTGGTCGTTACGCTTTTCGCCCATGCGGCGCACAATACCATGCACTTCGGTCACCATGTGTTTGACTTCTGAGATTTCTTTTTCCACTGTCTCTACTTTGAGCTCCAGCATGCGATAACGCTCTGCACACAATTCAACATGTGCTTCAAGACTTTTCTTTTCAATGTCAGTGGTGTCAACCATGTTCAGGCTCCAATGGCGTATTTATGGCTGAGAACCAAATGTTTTGATCAGTACCTTGTGCATGTAGTGTGGCAGTGACCACTCCAGATTCATCTAGTCCAGTGACCATGGGAACGCCTTCACAATCGCCAACCAGTCCTGCTAGATCGTCGCTGCCAAACTCGCTGCCAAGCACGCCTTCGGCCTCTACATCAAATTCAAAGTGCCATCCATCTTGGTGTATTGTAGGCGGTACAACATTCATGGGTTGTGTTCGCAGGCTCATTATTTGCAACAAACTTTCCCAGTTGCGTTGCTGATTACGAGCACGGTTCCATTGTTCAGGCGTGTGAATCACCAGGCCTGTTTTGGTAGTAAATGGCAATTGCTGTGGGCGGAGATGTCCTGTGACACCAGTGAAGGTACAATCAAAAAGGGTGCGGCACAAGACTTTCATTATGTGCATATTTAACGCCAAAAAGAAACCCTGGATTTTTTACGTCCAGGGTTTGTTTGGAACTAAACTGATTACAGGTTAGTGAATGTTGCACTAGCAGCAACGTTGGCAGTTGGAATACCAATGTTCAAGCCGCCTGTGGCGTTGGCTGTTTGAGCAGCAGCAACCAACTGAGCAGTTGTGTAACCGCCGGCTGGGTACAATGCCAAGTTGATAGTACCGGCTGTTGCACCTGCTTGATAGAAAGCAATGGTACTGCCAGGAACTGTCAAACCAGCACCAGACTGAACTGCTTGCAACACATTGTTCAAATAACCGTTGACATTACCAGCGTTGGTAAGTGCAGCGTTGGCTGTCAATGTGAAGAATTGCAGTTGTGGGCCAGACAACATCACTGGGCCTTGGGCCGCAACGTTGGCTGTTCCAGAGATACTACCGTTTGCAACGTCTAGTGCAAATACTGGTTGTGTAGTTCCATTTACTTTTGTAAATTGTGCCATGATAAATTTCCTTTAAAGTTAAGTGGTCTCGGTGGACCTGCTTTTATTTATACAATCGGTAAAAATTACCCCGGTTGTGGATTATTTCTAGCCGCATTTCTTGCTGTGAAGTCGAATCTATTTACCGCTTTGCTGTAGCCTGCAGGGGTGGCCATGACCCAGCCTTCGTGCCCGGGATCCTTTAAATCCAGCTGACGCAACACATCCAGTTTCAAGTCATGCAACAACAAGAACAGCGTAAATGCCGCTGCCATGCCTTCGGTGTTTGAGGTAGGACTCTGCAGATATTCCACAATGTTGGCAAATTTACGTGGTGTGACCTTGGTTTGCAGCCATTCGCCAAAGCCCGACAACAAGTTATCAAAGTTTCCACCGGGTTGTTTGATTCTGAAATTGATGTAATCCACACACAGTTTTGCCAAGTCTGTGAGCTGTTGTGCTCGCAGCTCAGAGGGATTGAACAAGGTGTCAATGGCAGCACCTTTGCTGCGAATTAATGATCTGATTTGTTTGATCAGGGCGGTGTTGGGCTCAATTTGTTTGCCAAATATAGGCTCAATCAACAACAGCCCGGGAACATCATTGAACCGCACACGCCGCAATGGTTGCTTGGGTTCGCCTGCATCTGAGTACATGGTGTGCATGGCAATGCCAACTTCACTGTTGCCTATGCGTTGACCCAATGCACTCTTTGCAGGAATGCGATACTGCACAGTGTTGGGCTTGAACACATAGTTGCCTGCTTCCAGAGGCGGAGTGTTCATGTACAACAAGTCACCTTGTACATAGCCACGGAAGTTGGTGGGCAAAGCTGCTTCTAACATGGGCCATAATATGGCATAAGTTTTAATAAGCGCAGATCTTTCACCTTTGCGTGTGTTCTGTATCTGTGCCATCATTTGAGGTGATGTTGCCAGGCCGTCATAGCCTTTGGCCTCAAAGCCTGCGCCGTCTGTGAGCACAAACTCACCTGTTTCAGGTTTGCGTCCAAAATACACAGCAGGTATACCATCCCACTTTACACTGGTTGTTGTGCCAGGGCTGGCAGCGGCTTGGTCAAGAATAGTAAGTGCTTCCGTAGCGCCACGTGAGCCTTTGCGGAACACCAGGTCTTCCAAGTGCTCAATGCCCTTGGCTCTACCGCCTACGTTGCCTTCATCGGCTTCGTAAATTTGATATGGATTCACTGCTTCACGTTCCACCAGGGGTTGCATGCCTTGGTTGACAATTCTGTCACGCAGACGTGCTAGGAAATAAGTGTCAGCATCTTCTGTCACAGCGTCTGGTTGTTGTAAACCTTCACGAGTCAAGTATTCACGAAAGTCTTTGACCTTGGCTTCTTTATCTTTGTCTCGGGCTAATGCAGCAAAAATGCTTTCTACATTCTTTAAATTTTCTCGAGTGGCACGTGGACCCAACAATGCTCGGGCCACATAATCGGGGTCCATGCCACCATCCACAAGTTGATTTGTGGTGCGACTAAACATGCCATTAGCACCCACTTTGAGCCCCAGTTGCTTGGCAATACTTGACATCAATACATTGCGGTTCATGCCTTTGTAGGCCGAACCTTCGCCACCAGAATAAAAGAATGTGCCCCAGTCCAAATTGGGAAAGAACATGAAATCTGTTTGCACATAGCCCAGTTCAGGACGTCCTTGTATGGGTGTGCGCAGGTGAACTTCGCCGCCCTTTTTGATCCATTCAGCAGGTGGCAGTTTGTGACTGGCTATCCACTGCATGAGTTTTTGTGCCAGTTGATCCTTGGTCATTTCATTAACATCCACAGCAAGATCCATGTCGCCCGATGTGGCAGCTTTGCCTGTTGATCCCAACCAACGATCACGGGGAAATTCTAGACCTGTTAGTTGTTCGAGCCAGGCCACAGTGGCAGGCACATCGCTTTGGTTGATGCGGCCTGTGAGTGGTTGGCCTTCGGCATCTTTGAACACATTGCCGCCTTCTAATAGTGTGCGTAGGCTTTTCATAGTTGTCTAATTTTTTTCAATAGCGTAGAACTGGGGTCAAAGCTGCGGCTCCAGGTCAAGGATTCGTTAAGTTTACCTGCAAGTGCTAATTTTATAGCATCTTGTTCAGGTGTTCCTGGCGGAACTTTGGCTGCCATTGCTGTAGCTTGTTTTGGTTTATACCCTAAACTTATCAATCCCTGTGCTACGTCAGACTGTTGTTGAGCAGTTGTCGGTTTTTGCGCAGCCGGTGCCGCAGTGGGGTTTGGCATCATGCCAGGTTTGATGGGCACTACGTTTGATGGTGCTGGCAAATTTGTTTTTGTCACCGGCACGTTTAATGCAGGAGTAGCTGTCATCTGTGACTTTACTGCTGGGCCCACATTAGTGCCATAATTTGTAGGTAGTGGTTTTGGACTGCCAGACATTTGTGCTCGAGCCATTGCACCACCAAATTTCCATCCAGCCTCACGTTTTTGTGCAGGAGTCATTTGACTCAATGGTGTCCCTGTTGTAGTAGGGACCGGCATTGCTTCGGCATCTGCTCTGGCCGCAGCCGTACGTAGTTTGGCCTG